AAAGGTTTAAAAAAATACATAGATGCACTTAACAAAACAGAAGGACCAGAAGCAGCAAGACAGGTAATAGGTCGTAATAGAGCATTTAAAGCAGGTATAGAAAAACAAGTAGCTATAAGATTAGGAAGTATGGCTGAAACTGATGCTAAAAAATTTTTTAATAATTATACAGTTGAAAGAGAATTGCCAGATGGAACAATACAACAACTTCCTTTAAGTCAATTTTCACCTGAATCAGAAGAATACCAAACAGCTCTTGCTGAATTTAATGAAACAAGTAGAATGAATGTAAAAGGTATTAGAGCTTTATATTTAAATGATTATTATTTACCTCAACTAGGTAAAGGTTTGCAGAAAGTAGAAATAGATCACACAAAAAACTACAATGAATATCTTGTACAACAAGCAGAAAATAATATTGGTAATGTTTTAAAACTTAATTTTTACAAAAGAGATGATAATCAAGAATCTTTAGACAAAGGATTAATTGATTTAACTGGAGTAGAAAACCCTTCAAGTATTACAGGGACTACTATATCTAAAAATACGAGTCAGTCATATTTAAATGAACTTGAATCTAATGGCTTAAAACAAGCTATTACACCAACAAAAATGATAGACGTAGGAATTAGTATAGGTAATTCAATTTATAATGAATATCAAAAAAAAGGTTTAGATGGTATAGAAGCAGTAAATGAATTTTGGGAATATTTTGGGGAGTTAGAAGTTGGAGTTACACAACAAAAAAAAGATGGGACTATTGTTAGAACAAAGTTAAAAGATATTATTAGCAGAAGTGAAGATATAAGAAAATTTAGAACTGATTTAATTACTACTGATGAAAAACTTAGGAAAGATGAAAATGCAAGGCAGGTAAGAAAAGATCAAGAAACAATTTTAAATAGAATAAAAGAATTTGGAGTAAATAATATAGTTGAAATGGACAAGTTAGCAAACGAATTTCCTGACCAATTTGAAGACTTTTTAGAACCAATTATAGAATCTCAAGCCGTTGATAGAGACACTTGGTTTTTTGATTTTGAAAGTGATATACGTTTTAATGGAAAATATGAATTAAATCCTCAAGAAGGTTTCAAAGATTTGGCTACATACAGAAAACAATTAGGAAGTTCTGTAACAGACGAAGATGAAAGGGAGTTTAGTAGATTACAAGAAATACTTGAAAATAAGCTTGGAGTTCCTATTGATAGAGATTTGTCACAAAGAATAGCTGACGATATAAGTGACGCTGAAGCGTTAGCTGGTGAAAAAAACGTACTTGGAATAATTACATTTGACGGTAGTAAAGCACGAAAATTTTTTAAGATAAGGGATGATTATAAACGTAATATAAGAAAAATTGCTACTGATGATGAAAAAACACAAGACGAAAAATTAGAATTGTATGCAGTAGAAAGAGAAAAACTTTTTGATAAAGCAGAAAAAATTAAAGGTCCGATACCTGGAAAAACTAAAACTGTTGATGAAATTATTAAGGAAGCTGAAGCAGAAAAAGCAAAAGATAGTATTTTAAACAATAGAGAGCTTTTTAATAGATTTAATGACATGATTCTTGATTTTCAATCACAAAACAAATGACAAATTCAAATCCAGAAAAACCAATTAAAGGTTTTACAAAATCAGTAAATAATGAAGGTATTTTTTCAGAAATTGATTCTGAAATGCTAAATCCATTTGATAAAAATATTTACAAACAAACAGAAAGTTATCTTGATTGGGATATTAATGTAAACAAAGAAAACACAATTAATAATTTTTATATTGATGATACTAACGAAGAGTCATACGAAGACACAGAAATAGAACCGTATAAACAAGTGACAGGTATAGGAGTTGATATTGGAGGTGGTCTTGCTCTTGATAAAGTAACAGCTCCATTGTTAGTTGCTCCTTTCCCTGGTGCTAGACCTCTTTATTTTGGTATTAATTTTGTTGGTGGTGTTGGTATAAACATTGCTGCACAAAAAGCAAGAGGTCAAAAAAATATAGATTGGGGTGAGGCTTTTCAATCTGGCGGTATTCAAGCCATACCTTTTGGATCTACAGCAAAAGGAGCGAAAGGATTTAGAAGAGCTGCGGTACAAGGTGCTGTAACTGGTGTTGGAGGAGAACAAATAAGAAAAGGAATAAACGAAGGAGAATTATTAACACCACAAGAAATCTTTAGTTCTGCTGCACTTGGAGGTGGCCTTGGAGTTACTTTTAAAGGAGCTTTAGAAGGTATAGAAAATATAACTAAAAAATATGCTGGTAAATCTGCACAAGAAATTAATGCAACGATAACTGAAAAAGAAAAAAATCAAATAACTAAAGCAATAGAAGAAACTAATCAGTTTAAAAAAGACTTAAATGAAAAACAAAACGTCAAGAAAAAAACAAAAAAGAAAAAACAAGATTTAGGTGATAAAACACAAACTCCACAACAATATACAAACAAAGGTGTTAAAGGTAGTTTTCAAGAAGGCATTGACCAAACAATCATAGGATTAAAAGGTAAAAAACTTTTTAGTGGTACTAAATCACAACAAGAAACTAAATTAAAAGGTTTAGGTTTATATGACGAAAGGATCTTAGATATAAAAAACACAAAAAGACTTAGAGGAATGGCACAAAAATATATAGATTTTTATGGAGAACAACCACCAGAAGAGTTAGCTTATGCTTTAGCACAGGCAGTAGTACTAGCATCAGATAACACAGTTAATGTAAATACAAAATTTGTAAATGCTTTAAATTCTGGAGATTTTAAATCTATAAAAAAAGTAGGTGCTGAACTAGATGACGCTTTACAAAAAGTTGAAGAATGGTTAACGCTTGACATTAAAGCAGTTAGGACTCCAACAGGTCGTGTAATGAGAACTTTTCAAGAAAAACCTGAGTCTGGTTTAGCTGGTAGATCTGTTGAAGAAGTGATGGATATGACTCCAGCACAGAAAAGAATAGCATCTGAAAATATACCCGAATCTACTTTAGATTTTGATGAAGCAATAGAAGAAAAACAAAATTTTAGAAAGTTATTAAACGACAGAATAGAAGAAGCAGAAAAAAGCGGTGATCTTTCAAGACTTTATAGATTAACAAATACTATAAGACAAACAGAAGGAGAAGTTGAAAAGATGGTTGCACTTAAAAAGAAAGATATTTTTGTAGATTTAGTAATGCAAAAAGCACCGAGAGTCATCAATGAAATAGGAATTAATGGTTTACTATCAGCACCTACAACTCAAGCAGTTAATTTAGCATCAGGTGTAGCACAAAGTTATTTAAGTGCTTTAAAACTAGCTTTAGGATCTAATAATTTTACAGAACTGGAAGCAGCTAAAAGACATTTATTTTCTCTTAACGAAAACTTACGGTTTGGTTTAACTGCTTTTAAAAAATCATGGGATATGGAAGATAATTTTGTTAACCTTGGAAATTATAAAGGTGAAACAGGACAACGATTTGCAATCTCTTCTGATGCTGATAACTTTGTAGGTAGAGCTGTTGATGAAGGTGGAAAAGTTATAAGAATACCACAAAAGTTAATGACCTCTACAGATGCCATGGTGCAAGCTCCTAATATTATTGCTAGTTCTGAATATTTAGCATTTAATGAAGGCTTACGATTAGGTTATAAAGGAGATAAATTAAACGACTATGTTAAAGGTCATGTAGATGCAATACTTGAACACTTTGCTGAAAACGGAAAAACAGAATTAAAAGGAGCAACACCAAAGATTTTAAAAAGAGCAAGAGAATTTTCTAAAACTATAACTTTTACACAAGACATAAGAGCAGGGAATTTAGATGTATTAGGACATGGAGCTAAATACATAAACAAATTATCAAACAATCAGCCTTTAGCTAGAACGTATTTTTCATTTACAAAAGCACCAACAAATATTATCAAGTCAAATGCAAGATTAATATATCCATTAAATGCCCCTAATTTAGGATTACCTTTAATACCTACTCCAGATGGAGGTCGTTTAGATCTTAACCCACTTAGTAGTCTTTTCTTGCCAGAAATAAGAGAAGATTTGTTAAGTACAAATCCTATAATTGCACAGCAAACTAGAGGAGAAATACGTTTAGGTATGGGTTTAGGTTTACTTCTTTTTGAAAGGGCAATGACATATAAAAACAAACTAAGAGATGAAGCATATGTACCACCCATAATTCTTACAGGTGGAGGTCCAGCTTGGAATACTCCAGAAGGTGCTGCTATGTGGAAAGCTCAATGGAAAAATGGTTGGCGACCTTATAGTTATGGGGTCTTACAAAAAGATGAAAATGGTGATCCTTTATTTGGTGAAGATGGTGAACCAGTATATGTATATTCAACTTTAGAAAATAGATGGTGGCTACCAGAGCCTATAGCTGGATATGTACGTTTAATCGTAGATCTTGCAAATTCTCACGGAGTTATCAAAGATAAACCTTATGATGATTTTACAGTTGGTTGGGTAGGTGCTATGTCTAGATTTGTATTTGATAGAAGTTATACAACACAAATCAGTGAGCTATTAGGAATTATGGAAGCAGTACCTAAAGTAGGACAAGGTGATAGAGATTTAATAGATAATGATATTAATTACAAAGCTAAAAAAGGTAGTGAATATTTTGGTAAGTTTGTAACTTCAAGAGGATTTGGACTTACACCACAAGGCATACCTTATATTTTACCTTATGCAAATTTAAGCACTCGATTAAAACAAGCACCAGGAGATATTTTAGAATTGATGGGTTTTACTGATAAAGAAATACAAAGATTTAAACAAAAAGTAGATACAAAAGTTAGAGCTGGAGATGCTATTGATTCAAATTTAGATATAGACGATCCTAATTACAATAAACACATGATACACCAAAGAATTTTAGGAGATATAATAAATCAATCTCAAGAAAGATTTATTGGTAAGAATTTTGATTTACCTTTTATGGAAGAACACGCAACAGGCGATCCAGTTTTATATGCACAAAGAGAAGGATTAGATGCTATTTCAACTAATAGATATAGTAAAAGCAAAAATTATAAATACTATTCAGCACAGAAATTAATAGGAAGACTACTTCCAGAACCAAGAGAAATTATTACTGGAGATCTTGATAGAGATGATGCTGTTGTAAAAAAATTAAATACTTATGAATATAATCAAATGAAAACTGTCATAAATAGAGTTCAATTAGATCTTGATGGGTTTGGTGCAAAAACTTTGATTGAAGCACAAAACGAATATCTTAATTCAGCAGCCTATGAACAACAAAAATTTGTAATAGAACAATCTGATACTATTAAATCTGGACCTGGAAAAATAGCTGCTGAAGAAATTTATCGTAGAATGTCAAGAATAAATAGAGCTTACACTCTTGCAGGTGAAAGATTGTATTATCAAAAGGTAGTAGGAGATCAAGAAAAAATGCAAAGGATTGACAAGAAGAATAAAATAAAAGAAGAATATGGTGAACTCCTACAACTTTTTCCTAATAACTAATCATGGCTACTAATATAAGCGGTGGGGTAACAACACCAACCTCTACAACTCATACAGGTAATGGAACCACTGGTCCTTTCAGTATTAGTTTTGAATATGCAACCAGAGATGATGTCCAGGTGTTTGTAGGGGGAGTTTTAAAGACTGTAACTACTCATTATACTTTTACCAGCAGTACACAAATAACATTTACTTCTGGCAATGCACCTACGAATGGAACAGTAATTCTTATCCAAAGAAATACAGTTGTTGCTTCTCCAAGCCATACCTTTGCAGATGCAAGTGTTTTAACTGCAACAGATTTAAATCAAAGCAACACACAAGTATTACATGGAATCCAAGAACTTGTAGATGATTATATAAAAAGAGATGGTAGCCAAACTATAAAAGCTAATCTTGTATTTGAAGGTTCTACTGATGACAATAATGAAACAACATTAGCAATAACAAACCCTACTGCTGACAGGACAATTACATTGCCTGATACAACAGGAACAGTCGTCACAACAGGCGATACAGGAACTGTTAGCTCAACAATGATTACTGATGGAACTATTGTTGATGCTGATATAAATGCAAGTGCAGCAATAAGTGGTTCTAAGTTACAAGCAGCATCTGGATCAAATGCTGGAAGTATGTCTGCTAGTGATAAATCAAAATTAGATGGAATTGAAACTGGCGCAACAGCAGATCAAACAGATGAACAAATAAGAACTGCGATAGAAAATGCTAATGATAGTAACGTCTTTACTGATGCTGATCATACAAAGTTAAATGGTATAGAAGCTTTAGCCACAGCAGATCAAACTGCTGCTGAGATAAGAACTCTTGTTGAATCAGCAACAGATTCTAATGTATTTACTGATGCAGATCACACGAAGTTAAATGGAATTGAAGCAAATGCAACTGCTGACCAGACAGATACTGAAATCAGAGCAGCAGTAGAAGCAGCTAGTGATAGTAATGTATTTACAGACGCAGACCATACAAAATTAAATGGTATAGAAGCTAGTGCTGATGTTACAGATGCAACTAATGTAGATGCTGCTGGAGCAGT